CTCTCTCTCTCTCTACTATAATAAATATTCTATTTATTCATAAATTATATTGCTAATTTGGCGCGGGGCCTGGATATAACAACAAACAAGAACTAACCAAACTCGCTAATACTAATACATAACATAAGCGAGCGAAGCGAGCGAGCCAGCCTTGATGGCTGGTGAGCGAGTGCCCCCCTAGGGGGGGTTGGGGGGGCATCATGCAGCCTAAAGCTGCCTATTTGTACGAGCGGTGCTATAGCCGCGAGCAATGAATCTAGGCCTAAAGCCGTGCGTTGATCTTTAGCCAAAAGCTATGCGGGCAGGCAGCCCAGCCCGCTTGGAGCGAAGGCATTTGGCGGCCAGCCATGCCGAGCGGATCTGCGTAGGCCTGCAGGCAGCCCAGCAGGCCGAGCCTTTTCCTAGCCATTCCGAAGCCTACAAGTGGCCTACTGGCTTTGCAGTGCTTGGCTAAGGCGTTGTGCTATTGGCCACCATGTAGAAGGATAGTTCCTATCCTTCTAAAGGCCTACAAGTATAAAAGGCTTATGCATGACGGCGAGCGCAGCGAGCCAGCCTTGTAGGTATCCCTATAAACGAGTGTTATTATGAATAAAAGAAAGAAAAGAGAGGATTACTCCTCTCTGAGACTGTTCAGGTAGTCCCAGGCCTTTGCTAGGCACGCCTTCAGGTCAGGCACGTCTTGCCGCCTAAAGTTGCCAGTGTTGGCGTATGCTTTAGCCTTAGAGTCAAAGTAACTCCTTTGTACAGTTATAGAGTAGTTCTCTATAGTTCTATCTTCTACTTGCGTCTTGTTTAGCCAGACAGCTGCTGAAGAGCTACCTACCACGAACTTCTTTACTGGTTTGTTTTGTGTCATTTGTTTATCTCCTGAGCTTTCTGCTCACTAGTGCCGCAGAAACGCTCCAAGCGAGATGAACCTTTTGGCACAAAACCGTACCTGTAGAAGAGAGCTGCATGGCGCTCAGCTAAGGCCTGGCTCATTCTAGCACCAGCAAGTAGCGTAGAGCTGCCAAGCAGCCTATTGTCAATACTATTACGACTAAATGGTCTTCAATCATTCTTTGCCCCCTTGACTGTCTAACTCACTTATCATACAACCTACATGGAAGGCTAAGCCTAAGTGATTGTTGTCTCTTATTACACTAAGAGCTATCTCTTTGAATGATGCCCAGTCTTTATCACTGATCTCTTTCATCTTGGCTCCTTCCTCATTATCTCTTGCCATGTGTCTTGACAGCCTTGTGAACAGTATAGCATCTGGTAGTCGCCTACGACCATGCCACAGTTCGGGCAAGTGTTAGTGCAGTTAGAACACATTATTCTTTCCCCCATGCTAGCTGTATCCAGTAGCCAAATAGGCTAAAGGCTAGCATACCTTTCGTGCTGTTAAGCTTGAACGTTCTCCTTGCCATTACTCTCACCCCCTAGAGTTTTATTATATTCTTTAAAGCCAGCAACTAAAGGCTGTAGCATCTGCTGGATTTCGTCTAGTACAGGCTGGAGCTCATCAGCTCTGACTGTGCAATCGCCTAGGTATAGATGGCCCTTAGCCGATTGCTTCACAGACACTTTATACTTATACTCTGAGAAGCCCATGTCTTGAGTTACAGACCGTTCCACTGGATATGAAGGGGTGTTGCTTAACTCCCTGACTGGCTCGTTTGGGTCCATCTCAGCTTCACTATAGAATTTTATTATATTCCTGTAGTCGCCCTTGACCACAGTCTCAACAGTGACCCATTTGCCACGCATTTGCACTAGTTGGTTATTGCATCCCTTATCATCAAAAGAACTCCACTTGCCTTCGCTAGTTTCGTACACGTTCCCTTGAAACTCTTTACCTTCACGGTTCTTTGGGTGGATAGCTATCGTATCTATCCTTAGGTTTTGTTTCATGTTTTGCTCCTATAGAGTCTGTTGTTCAACGCCACTCTGTACCTTAAATCCGCAAGAGCTGCAAGTTACTCGCTGTAACTTGCTCCTAGTCTTTTGCTTGTGCTGGCACCTGTTGCATTGGATGACTCTCATAGTATATTAAAGGTAGTAGTAGTATATAAATATATAGGTGTTATAGCTTCTGCATGTCGGAAACCTTGGTATCTATCTCGTCAATCTGAGCCTGTAAGCTAGCCTTGCGATTCTCTAGGTTGTCAATGGCTTCAGTCCTAACCCTAGTCTCTTGCCATACTTCTGTTATTTCGTATTCGTCTGCACCGCTGTCAGTATTGACAACTTTCTTGATTATTTGTGATTTAAGTTCCATTTTATGTTCCTGTAGTGTAAGCGTACAGATAATATACTGTGCCACCTACTTCAATAGCAATTTGTTTAGTTAGAGTACCTGGATTAGTTATAGCGTCGTTGACTACCTTGAATAGAGGTTCATCCCGTGCGAATGGACTCATATCTAAAGCTCCAGGTAATCCCCCCCCTGCATTATTATGATTAATTTTGATAGCGTATACGTTACCACCATCATTACTATCTTGATCTATCTCTATAGAGTTGCCAGTTGCACCGTTAAAGTCTATTAATATCCCTGCACCTGTGCTCTCTTGCTGCACTCTGAAACATTTAGTACCAGTTGATGAAGCGTTTTGGTTATGTACACCAACTAGAAAGCGGTTACTAGAATCAGATGAATTGCTAGACATTTGTAATAAGCGACCTGTTGTCAAATTGTCAGCATTAATTATCCTCATAACGTTGCCTGATGTAGTTGCTGGACCTTCAATATCTATGGCGCAACCGTAGTCAGTTGTACCTGCACAATCAATTTTAATGGCTGGTCTATTGCCGTTCATATCAATGAATAAGGCCCGACGGTTTGAATCTTGGCGAATACCTAAAGGAGTAGCATTAATTGAAGTAGCGTGATCGTTATATATTTGAAGTAATGTTCTAGTACTCGTGTTAGAACCGTTAGCGTAAATATTAAAAGCTCTACCTGTTGTTAAACTGTTTGCATTTGTTACATTTATGCAAATGCCTGTTTCTGTTTGTGGTGTGTTTATTTCAAATACATTAACAGTAGTGGATTCTGTGTCTATACTGATTGCTTTACCATTTCCATCCATGTCAATAAATAAACCATCTGCGGAGGAAACTTGTTTTAGTTGCAGACATTTTGCACTTGTTGCTAAAGAGTTAGAGTTTTCTATGTTAACTAACTCTCTTGTATCTGTATCATCTGAGTTGGATTGGAAGGAGGCGATCTTACCTGTTGTAAGAGAATTAAATCCTGTGGCTTTGATTCCTACTCCTTCGGTTAATACAGGCTCATTTAAGAATATTAAATTTTGTGTGGTAGCTTCGCTGTCTATTACTAAGGCGTTTGTGTCAGCTTCAATATCTATTTTAATCTGACCGTAAGAAGTCCAAGGACTAGTGCTAAGGTTAACATCCCTTAACTCACAGTTCTCGTGTCTGCCAGAGTGGTTAGGGAAATATATGCCAGAGCCTATCTGTGTCTTAGGCTCGTAAGTTCTCCCCAATCGTTTCTTCCTAACCATTACAATCCCTTTCTATTTCTTCTCAACACAGTTGAACCTGTCCGAGGGATGAGGTTCATAGTGCGACCTGTCTGGGTGTTAGTCTTAGCAGTTAAACCTTTCTCAATGGGCCAATCCCTTTTGAGTTCCTTCCTGCCAACTTCTACATATACCATACTATAAAGGAAGGTAAAGAACTATATAAATTTATGCTCCAAGGATTGAGTAAGCGTACCCTACGCCATTGTCTGCACAGATTGTAACGTTGTCAGCTTCCAGAGGTGTGGTCTCTAAGAAGGATAACCTTGAAGAGAACTCGTTTGCGTCAGAGTATATGATGTCGCCCACAGCTGTGCCATCGTCAGCGCCAGTGCCGCCATCTTTCAACTCTTGATTCAATGTCCACCAGTTTAAAGGTTCTAGTATCAGTTCACCACCAGCCATAACGTCCTTAATCATTTTAGGTTCTAAAGCTTCACTCCCATCTGTGCCGCTCCATATCCTAACGTCGGAGATGTACCCTTTAAACTCTTGAGTTAAAGCTCCAGCGCCAGCAACGCTGTCAGCTGCGCCAATGTGAGCACCGTCAATATTGTTTAAGTCTTCGAACCATTGAGCAGTGTTAGTGGATGTAGTGTAAGATAGAGTCATATCTACACCGTCAATATAAATTTTCATAATGTCAGCGTTCTGAACTATAGCTATGTGATGCCATGTGTGAGGAGAGATAGTGTTAGCAGCAGTGTTCATGTCTAGTTTAGTACTGGGTCCAGCTTTCACCATCATAACGTTAATGTTGCCAGCTTCCACAGTGAAGTGCACGTATTCTACAGCGTTAGCGTCGCCAGCTCCGAAGAATGTGTAAGTGCCAGTGTTATCTGGAACCATTAGCCAACAAGTGAATGTACCATGAGTATGATTGCCTGCTACCATAGCAGCAGCGGAAGCGTCAACCTGGATGCCGTCATCTACGTTGCCACCCAAGAATCTAACTCCTCTCTTTACTGGTTGTAGTGCACCTGTAACGAAATGTAAGTCGGTAGTTGCCATTATGCTGTAGACGTCCCTGTCAACTGACCTTTATCTGCTAAATATTTTAAATACGTCGCTAATGCGTCACCTACAGTTGTAGCTGTATCGCAATCAAAACTGTAATCAGATACAAAACTAGTAGAATCGAATGACGTTACATTATCTGGTTCATCTCTTTGATTTCTTACCATTTTTTTTACTCTCCTTTGTTTTAGGGGGGGAATCCACAACACTAGTGGCGTCTGCGGTAGGCGACGTGCCCGTAGGAGTACTTGAGCCGTGAGCAGACTTTAACTGTGGGTACAGTCGTAGAATATCATCTACGTTCTTTCCCAATTTTAACCTATGTGCGTATAGCACTGTTGCATTTTCAAGTGTCATTTTAAGATACGCTAGACAAGATGTGTACAGCTAGAGGGTCAGTCAGTAAAGCTTCACCTTCCTCCCATACTCTGATCTTCTTTCCGATACCTGGTTCATCAATCACGACAGATGTTAATGGTAAGAAAGATTTCCATGTCACAGCTTTTTGAGGTATGAATGTGATAACCCAATCAGCTGTAGCGTTAGGACTAACTACAATCTTTAGACCTAAGAGGTCCATCACTACACCGCTTCTAACTTTCTCTGTAGCGAAAGGAGGGATGCTAGAACCTTTAACATTGATCAGGAAGTTTAACAAATTCTTGTGCTCTAATTCATTCATTAAACAAATTGCACCTTCTGGATCATAACCAGCTGCATATATTTCTTGTTTAGCATTCAACAAGTCTGTCACAGGGTTACAAGTAGCTGTAGTGCTCCAAGGAGCTGTAGCTGCTGTATCGTTCACAGTTGTTGGGTTAGGTGTACCAGATGTAGACGCTTCAGTCAGTACATCGTAAACTCTTCTATCCACTCTGAAGTGTACAGCTTTTACTAACTCTTGAACATTGCTAGCTAGGATGTCAAGGTCTGTATCCTTAATATCTTCAATAGAGATCAAAGGAGACTCTACGAAAAACTTACGGATGTAAGAGGTTTGCCTTTCCCATGCTTGCTCTACTACGAAAGGTCGTGCCTTGAAAGATGTGTTTTGCATTAAGCTAGCAGTAACACCTGTGGTTGTAGGAGTGTCTAAAGCGTTCATAGCTGTAGCCAACGCTAAACCTTTCCTGTACCATCTGATTTCTCGTGCACTTGTAGTTGATTTATTAGTAAAATTTTTGAATGTTGGGAGTAGTTCGCCGAAACCTTTTACTAGCTTATCTACGTCCAGACCTCTAATGTCTGCCTCAGCTGATTCGTCGTATGCCATCAGTTATTCCTCCCTAAATCTAATAAGAATGTTTCGCCATTTGTAGCTGTCTCTAGAGCCATGCCCCAATTGTAACCATTGTCGCTATCATTAGCAGTCGTATCTGTGAACTCGTTAGCTGCTTCTAGTTTGACAGGTTTACCTACACTTACGCCAGAGGTACCGCATTCTACCTTGAATATACCCCCTCTGTATACTGCCATCATAGTTTTACCATCGCCACCGATCTTCTCTTCAGCAGCTATGCCACCAAATTCATCATCACCAGCTGAGCTAGCTATAACTGTGAATGGGTCTGTTAGTTTTAAACATGTGCCCTTAGGAATACTTGTCCCTTCTGCACATGTCATCATGATAGGGAGCTCCGTTTCGATCATTAATACTGCTACTGCGCTTGCCATTGTACTATATACTATATTGGTAGTTTATTTAAACTTTTCCTTTTCTTCCTCTATCTTGCCTTTAGCAAGCTCTATCATAGCTTCTGCGATAACTACCTCACTTTTAGCATTCTCTAGGTTCACTTCAGAGTTTTGAAGCACGTTACCCCAAAGGATTTCCATGGGCGATCCTATCTTTAAACCCAAGTCTTTGGGTATTTTAGGCTTCTTAGATGTCATTAGCCAACACCTTCTTAGCATACTCTACAGGGGAAACTTCCTTCTTCTCAGGAGAAGGTTGGCCAGCGTCGGCATTGCCAGAGAGCATATTCTCTGCCCTCATCTCTTGCTCTTGCTGTATCATCGCTTCTTTCTTTTCATTCTCTTTCTTAATCTCCGCCAACAGGTCACGAGCCTGTTCAATAGCGGTGGGTACTTTTTTGCCTGTTTCATTTTCTTCCATTTTTCATTTGCTCCTTGATGTTTTTAACGTCAGTCTCTAATCGAGTGATCTTCGGGTATAAAAATATTAGCAATACCATGCTTAACCCTAAGTCACCGTATGCGATCATTTCTTCAATCATTTGTTCTGCTCAAACTCCGCCTCAGTTATTCGGTTATCCCTCGCTGCTGCCGATTCTGTGTCAGACTGGGCAGCTTCAAACTCTCTATTACTTATCTGTGCCCGCACTGTTGACTGTATTGTGTCAGGTAGATCAAAGAGAGTAACGTCGCCAGCGTCAACCATAGCAATAGCTTCTTCAATAGATAAGCTAGCTAGCTCTTCAGCTTTCGCAGTTGCTTCAGCCGTTTTTACTGCTTCATCTTCCATACGTTCAATAGTTTCATTTCCAGTCTGGGCTAGGATTATACTGTTTTCTACAAATTCTGCCACTAAACCTAATGGTCCAGCCACCGCTTTTATGCCATCCCATAGAGAAAAGTTAGATACTGATTGTATTCTTTCATTGATTTTGTTGGCCGAATCTATGTCCCCAACTTCTTCAGCCTTTCCTAACTCAATCCTTAATGACATTAAAGTGTCTTGCCTTACATTAAATTGGAATGGCACGGTAAACATATAGGCACTTACAACTCCAGCTGTACCCAATAGGAGGTGATTAGGAGTTATGGCACTAAGTGTCTTAGATAGTAAACTTTGGGCTAATTTGGCTTCTTTAGTGTTAGGCACTTCTTTAACCCATTTTCCACCTCTAAACACGTCAACTAAAGCTTCACCTGGTTTCACAATACCTTGGGCACTGTTTACCACCTTACCAAAAGTTGCTTCCCCTCGAGCTATTGCTGCACCTTTTAGGTCTAGGTCGGAGAATAACAAATCCATAGCTTGCCTATTACTTAATATCTTAAATTTTGCTTGCTCGAAAGAGATTAAAGCGTCTGAACTTTTTAACGCTGTCTCAGCCAATTTGTTTAACTCGTCAGCTTGTTGTTGCGCTACCCTTAAAGCGTCATCTGCCAATCTTGCAGCTTCATCAATAGCTTGAGAACCTTTCAATCCAGCACTTGTTGCGCCACCACTACCCACAGCACCAGAGCTGGCCAATCCAATTTCTCCTACAGTACTGAGAGGGTCCAAGGGTTGGCCTTCTTCAAATGTGCCAGCTGTACCAATACCCCTTTCAAACATAGATTCTTTTTTTAGGAGAGTTCGTAATGCGCCCATCAAATCACCTTGACCTAAACTCTGCGCCACACTTTGTTCCGCCACTGGGTCGGCCACTGGTTGGGTTGGCTGCGATGTTGGTTTATTTTCTTGAGTTGGACCAATAAAATCGGCTTTCTCTTGAGCTTTCCTAGTATCAAACTCTTCTCTAGATTCTACCCTTGTACCCCATCCCCTTTCTACATCTCCTGGAAGTCGGGTTCTTTCTTCAGGTTCCAGTTTAGTCTTTTTCCTTTTAGGATCATATTTGCTTTTAGCTGTGAACTTTTTACCTGAGGGGGATGTTAGAGCCATTATGCTGTCCTCCCTAGAGGCATACCTTGTACTGCTGTGTCCTCAGGTGTGGAAGCTTGCATAGTTTCGCCTTTTTGTTCAGCTGCAAGTAACTCATTCTCTAAACTTGCAGGGAACTCTAGCTCAATCTCTAAGTTTAACTGTGATAAGATTTGTTCTTCTATATACAACTGCTCTTCCTCAATCGTCTGCTCAAACGCGAGGTACGCAATCTTTGCAGTAGCTTCAGTGAACTCTTGAGAGCCACCAACTATGATCTGTGGTACGCCGCAAGCTTGATAAAATTTGTTGTCCAGGTAAGTTATCCAAGGTAGAGGGCTTAACGTTGCGTTAGATGCGACAGCTTGCACCTCGGGAACTACTACACCTTTCGGCACATAAATATTTTCACCCTGTGTGTAAGCTAAATCCATCTTCGCTTTATAGGCAGCTATCTCAGCAGTATCGTCAGTGTCTAAGTGGAAGATTACCACAGGTTTCACGTGACGGTGCATCAACTGTTTTAAGTCGTCCATAGCTTCATTCTTCGCTAAGATGATCCACTCCACTGCGTCGATAAGTGAAACGCCGTGCACTTCGTCAGCCACACGGTTCCGCGATAAGTGTAAGATTCTTTCAGGTTTGAACCGTTTAGAACTTTGACCTTTAATCTTGGACAGTTGCTCATAACGCTTAATCTTACCCTGACGGTTCACAACAATCTTGATGGAGCTAGGGTCTAAACATTTAATATTGATCAACCGACCACCCTTATCTCTGATGATCTCCGCGAAACTGTCGCCGCTGATGTTATAAGTTCTGATCATGTTCTCTAGTATAGTGTTGAAAGTGTCAACACCGAACCCTTTAATTTGCATTAGCAAGAGTTCAGTTATCTCGTTAGACTGGTAACCTTTACCGACGGTCCACGTCGCTTTAGCGTCGATGGCTGCCTGTAGCTCAGGGATGGCCTTATAGTATCCTAACTGCTGTGACCAGTTGTCGTTAATATATTCGTACTCGTTAGTATCACCAGCTCCGTCTGTTATCTGGGGATCCACTGAATAGTCAGTGATTGTCCCTTCGAAATTGCTGATCTCAGCGCTTGCTATTTTTAGTTCTGACATTTTTACTCCACGATTTTGGTTGGCATTGGGAAGGTTATCCTTTGGCTAGTTGTAGCCGTCCAACCACTTATAGCTACACTATCCGAAGGATCATGAGCTAAATAAATGTTGGCAGTGTTCGATGATGTCGTCGTTATCACTACCGATAATCTGATATATTCTCCCACTTTAAACACAGTCTCAGGTATGTCTAAGTATGAGGAGAAAGGTAAAGCTTCAACTCCTAGGTTTTGTGTTCCACTCTGATCTGACGCTAAATCTGTCTCAGTCGCACCGTCCCATTTTCTTACATAGACAATACCATATATATCATTAGTATTCTGTGTATTCTGTACTGAAAAGTTTACGATGGTTGCACCTTTCAACGTAACTTGTCTGTTCACCAGTAAATCGAAATCTATGTCAGTTACTAAAGATGTTCCACCGCCTGCAACCGCGCCACCAGATATAGGGGATACGCCTTGGATGGTTGTGTTAGGAGTGAGGATAGATTCAGCACCTGCGCCACCTCTGACAGCGTACAGATTTACTATGCCTGTAGCTGATACAATTTCATCATAGGAGAAGCTACTGATACGGTCACTGCCTAACTTCCGAAAGATTGTACCCATTACCATTATGATTCCACCTCAAAATCTACGTCCCATTTCGGGAACACCATGTCGTTCCGTTGCACCCAAGGCACGCTGTGGCCAGCCATCGCTGATGCGAAGCCCATATCTATACCCATGTGGTTCACTTGACCTAACAATCGTCCCCACTTTTCCACTCTATTGTCTCTATCTATTAACAATTCCACCATTTCTCCTTCAAGTTTACTCTTCAACCAATCTCTGCTAGCATGGCCACCCTTCTCACTCAACTCTGGAGCAGCAGAGTTATTGAACCTTATAGGAAAGTCAAAAGATCTTTCAGGTATGCGTACAGTGATCGTATCTCCATCATGAACTTTGACCACAAGAGCCGTGAAATCCTCAAACAGCTGTATGTGAGGGCTTTGCCATGTGTATAGATCAAGGTCTTCTCCAGCCAGCTCAGGGAATGCTTTAAAGTCATGCGTCATCCACGAAATCCGTAAACTTCTTATCACGAAGTAACGCTAACCCCCTCATAGCTCCGTCTCTCAACGTGTCTATCATTGACTCAGCTTCACTCCTGCTAGCGAAACCGCTCATATCGTAGTTGATAATGTATATAGCTGCCAAGTTTGACGAAACTTCTTTCAATAACCCTTTCACATCTACATCTAGTGCCGCGTAAGTGTCAGAGTAGTTCACCCTTGTATAAGTGTTGATGTACGCTTCCACTTGAGTCATGTAATCGTTAATGTAAGCTTCGGCGTTTGAAGTTGGTGAAGCGTTAGCTCCCGCTTTACTCTGCACTTCTGCAGTTGTTGCAAATATTCCTGTGTCTGCCATACTATTTACCTATACAACCCATATATTTAAACGTTTGTCTTTTGTGCACCACGCTGCACGGATAATAGCTTCACAAATGTGCGAATACTTCCCAAATATCTTCATTTTGCCCTCTTTATGCTCAACTTGTATCGATTTTAGGCTATTAAACACCTCGGGACGGTTCAAAAGGTGAATTTGACATTTTTCCATCAATGTTAACAAGTTCGAGTATAAATCTTCCTTCAACAACTTCTTTTTCCGATCCTCATGGTCGAGACTGCGAGCAGCATTGTTTATAGCGACCACTTTGCGCCGCGTTTGTGGGTCATCAAGGAGAGGATCAAACACGCCTACGCCTAAACCGCCATCGTCAATATAAATCCTTTTATAGTTATAAGTCTTATCCTTATGCTTAATCATTTGCACAGTTTCAGTGAGATACGTTTTTCTTGTCACATCCATATCGAAAGAATATAACTTCTTACCTATCTTCTCAACAGAATAGAGCACAGTCTCATCGCCACCCATCCGTGCCACATCTACACCCATGTATCGCTTTTTACTCTTTGGCGGTCTGGAATAGATAGTCATACACTGACGGATCAAATCAGATGGGAAGAATTGCATCAACTCTTCACAGAACTCGCCGAGGTACTCCTGAGCGTACTGAAGTTCACTCATACGATTCTTTTCCCTATCTAAAAACTTTTGGTTCTTTCTAGGGCAATCTTCTGATGATACATGGAACTTGGTGAAACTTTCATCCTCAAAACAGTCGTAGAAATAGCCACCCTTCCCAAATGGCGTACTTAACAGGATAATGTCACCCTTAGTGATGGCAAGCATGGGCGTGACAGCAGTCCATACAGCGTCAGGGATGAAAGCTGCCTCATCCGCTATCAACATGTCTATAGTGTAACCCCTAATCCCGTGACCGCTTAAACCTGTAGGTAAACATAAGATGGTTGACCCGTTCTTTAACTTCATCTTAGACTTAGTGGGCCTATCTCTCCCCATCCTGACCTTACCCTTATGATTCTGGTCCATGTAAGACATAACCTTCTCAAATAAGAGGTAAGCTTGCCTTTCAACGCTAGCAATGATAAGGACAGTCTTATTAGGGTACTTTACAGCGTAGTCGCCAGCCTTGATACTGATGACAGTACTCTTGCCAACCTGGCGGCCACTACGTAAAGCTATGTTGCCCCTAGTATCCAATACTTCCTTCTGCCAATCATCTAGATGGATCTTCAATCTGCGCCAACCTCATCGAAGTCTCCTCTAACTTCATACGCATTAAATCCATCTTACGTACAAGATTTAATTTGTTGTCGTATTCCTTCACACCCTTGTCAGCAAGAAGTAAAGCTATGCCTACCCTAATGGCCTCAGAGAAGCCAATCCTATGCTCTTTACACAAGTCGTAAAACTCTGGACTTAAAGTCACAGTAGTAGTGCAACGAGGCTGAGCTCTTCTGTTATTCCCCATATTCTACATATTTATTTAGCTTCCTTATATAGATTTATGTTGTCAAGTGTATAGTATTATTTATATACAAATACTCATACTCTCTCTCTCTCTCTACTATAATAAATATTCTATTTATTCATAAATTATATTGCTAATTTGGCGCGGGGCCTGGATATAACAACAAACAAGAACTAACCAAACTCGCTAATACTAATACATAACATAAGCGAGCGAAGCGAGCGAGCCAGCCTTGATGGCTGGTGAGCGAG